CTTTTCAAAAATTTCATGTCAAAATTGTAAATATTATAAATAAATATAAATTAAACTCGTAGGAGAAATAAAAATGGAAAAAGTAGAAAATCAAGAGATTATCGAAGATACTGTTACCGATGAGACAACAGAAGTAGTAGAAGCAACTGAAGAAGTTGTAGAGACTGTAGAAACTGAAGAAGTTTCTGAAGAGACTGCTGAAGCTGTTGAAGAAGAAGTAGAAGTATCCGAAGAAGTATCTGAGGAATCAGAAGAGTCTATGGAAGAAGCTAAGAAGGTTTCTGAAATGGATGATGAAGATGAAGAAGAAATGAATGCTTCTTACGATAAAAAGAAGAAGAAAATGAACGCTTCTTACAAAGTTAAAGCAGAAGACGTTGATGTTAAAGAAGACATCGATGCCATGCTACAAGGTCAAGACCTTTCCGAAGAATTCCAATCGCAAGTTACAACAATTTTTGAAGCAGCGGTAGTCACAAAAGTCAACGAAAAGTTGGAAGAAATTTATGCTGATTACGAAACTGAGCTTCAAGAAAACGTTGCAGAAATTCGTCAAGAATTATCTGAAAAAGTTGATGAGTATTTGTCATACGTTGCAAAAGAGTATGTTGCTGAAAACAAACTCGCAATTCAAACAGGTCTCAAACTAGATATCATGGAGAACTTTATGAATGGTCTGAAGAAGGTCTTTGAGGAAAACTATGTTGATGTTCCAGAAGAAAAAGTTGACTTGTATGGTGAAGCATTGACTTCATTAGACGAAAAAGAAAGCAAGTTAAACGAGCAATTTGAAAAGAACATTAAACTAACTAAAAAACTTGAAGAACTTGAGAAAGAAATTATCTTGAAAGATGTAACAGAAGGACTTACAGTTTCACAAAGTGAAAAAGTTCGTTCTTTGAGCGAAAGCCTTGAGTATTCAACTCAAGAAGACATGATGAACAAAGTTACATTGATCAGAGACAACTATTTTCCATCTGAAACAATCGTAGAAAGCGTAGTACTTGATGAAAGTGCATTAGAAACTTCTGTAGAAGATTCGCCAGTGGTTCAAGAGGAAAATAAATTTCAATCTGTGATGGATATTTACGCTAAAGCACTAAATAGACCTAAAGATTAAAATTTTATAAATATAATAGAGATAACATAATTAAAATCTACTAAGGAGAAAAAAATGCACGACTTTAATGAAAATCATATTCAGGAGTTGAAAGAAAAGTGGAAGCCAGTGCTTGAGCATCCTGATCAAGCTGAAATTACTGATCCATACAGAAAAGCGGTAACTGCCGTTCTTTTGGAAAATACTGAAAACGCTACTCGTCAAGAAAACGCAATGGGCCGTGAGTCTATGAGTGTTCTTAACGAAGCACCAGCAAACGTTGCACCAACTGCAGCTGCATCTGGAAATCTTCAGTATTCTGACCCTGTTGTAATCTCAATGATTCGCAGAACAATGCCACAATTGATGGCGTATGAACTCGTAGGCGTTCAGCCAATGACTGGCCCAACAGGCTTGATCTTTGCAATGCGTTCACGTTATACATCACAAACTGGTACAGAAGCATTCTTCAACGAAGCTGACACAGTACATTCTGGTGATGATGCTACATCACACGCTGGAACAGATCCATTTGCAGGCGCAGTTATTGCTTCTAACGCATTGGATGAGTCAGGTTCAACATATGCAACTGGTGGCCCAGGCTCAACAGCTGAGGGTGAAAAGTTGGGTGATGGTTCCGCAATGACTTCAGACGGACACTTCAACCAAATGGCATTCTCAATTGAGAGAGTTTCAGTAACTGCAAAAACCAGAGCGTTGAAAGCAGAATACACAATGGAACTTTCACAAGACTTGAAAGCTGTCCATGGTCTAGATGCAGAATCAGAATTGTCAACAATTCTTTCTACAGAGATCACTGCAGAAATCAACCGCGAAGTTCTTAGAACTCTTTATGCACAAGCAAAACTTGGCGCACAATCACAAGTAACAAACACAGGTATCTTTGACTTGACAACAGACGCAGACGGTCGTTGGTCAGTTGAGAAGTACAAAGGACTTATGTTCCACATCGAGCGTGAAGCAAACCTTATTGCTAAAGAAACACGTAGAGGAAAAGCGAACACAATCGTATGTTCTTCTGATGTTGCTTCAGCACTTGCAATGTCTGGTGTACTTGATTACAACCCACAAATGGATACAGCTTTGACTGTAGACGATACTGGTCAAACTTTCGCTGGTATACTTAACAAGAAATATAAAGTCTTCATCGACCCTTATTTCTCAGCAGCAGGCGCATATGACTTTGCAATGGTTGGCTATCGTGGTAATTCACCATACGATGCTGGTTATTTCTATTGCCCATATGTACCAATGCAAATGGTACGCGCAGTTGGCGAAAACACATTCCAACCAAAAATCGGTTTCAAAACACGCTACGGCATGGTTGCAAACCCATTTGCTGGTGGAGCACGTGCCAACCAGTATTACAGAATCTTTAGAGTGGACAACATCAACTCTATCTAATCTGCTAGATAACAATAATAATAAAAAACGCAGAAATTTGGGGGGTTTAATACCCCCCTTTTTTTATGACTAAATAGTAGGTAACAAGGAGAATATATTGTGGACGTAAGTACTCAAAATCCAAATTATCTAAACACCCAGACGTTTAGTTTTTCTACTAATACATGCCCATCTCTTACAGATTATGTTCAGTCTGTAAGCATTCCTGGCGTGACATTGGGAGAAGCCGCAGTAGAGACACCATTTGTAAAAAGACCAGAGCCAGGCGATAAACTGATATATTCAGTATTGTCTGTTGGATTTCTAGTAGACGAAGAAATGAAAAATTGGTTAGAAATTTACAATTGGCTTACTGCACTAGGATTTCCAGACAACTTTCAACAATATGGGAATTTTACCAATGCAAAACGCCTTGCATTGACGGATGTGTTTTCAGATTTGATTCTACTCATATATAATAATCAATCGACACCTATCCTAAAATTTACATTTAAAGATGCATTTCCTATAGCAGTAGGAGATTTGCCTCTTTCTTCTGCAGAGACAGGAAGTGTCGCACCTCTTTCTACTGCTGACTTTATGTACAGAAGTTATGATATTGAAACTTTATAATACTACGTGGAGAACATTATGGACGAAAAGTATTCGGTTAAACTGGCTGAATTGACTCAAGAATCTGAAAAAGATATAAAGATAGATTTTCTAAAATTAACAGAAGAGCTCGCTCACAATCAGAACTTGATTGGGAAATGGATGACTTATCAGCAGGTTTGGGAAACAAAATATCAATTCTTAGATTTAGAGTATAGACAGTTATTAGCATCTAAGACAAAATACTATACTGGTAAAATGTCAGAAGATGAAATTATTTCCAAGGGTTGGGGAATAGAAGGCACTAAAATACTCAAGGCAGATCTCAATATTTGGGTAGATGATGATAATGATATGATTAAAGCAAAGAAGAAAATGTTAATATTGAAGCAAATCATTACTATAATTGATAAGACAATAGATATTCTGGTCGATCAGAAAAAATGGACAATCAAGAATTTCATAGACTATAAGAAGTGGCTTGAAGGAAATTAATGAGTAAATTTTATGTTTCTAAATTAAATGAAGTCTATGTGCAAGTAGACTCGCCAGAACTTTTTATGTTGAAAGAGCTTGTAGATTATTTTACATTCAAAGTGCCTGGCGCTGAATTTATGCCGTCGTATAAAAACAAATATTGGGATGGAAAGATTAGACTTTTCAATCCTATGAACTGCAAGTTATATCTAGGGCTAGTAAGTCAGTTAAAATTCTTCTGTGAAAAAAATGATTATGAAATAGTATATGATGAAGATTTAAAAGACCAAGAATTTACTCCAAAAGATTTAGAATCTTTGGCTAAGTACATAAACCCGCATAGTCAGGGGGCCCCGATCTCTTACAGAGATTATCAACTAGACGCCATATATCATGCCATCAAAAAGAACAGAACTCTTTTGCTATCCCCAACAGCATCAGGCAAATCTTTGATCATATATACACTAGTTCGCTTTTATAATATGCACCCAGAAGTGAAAAACAAAAAAATATTAATAATCGTTCCTACAACATCTCTAGTTGCACAGATGTATGGCGACTTCAAAGATTATGGATGGAATGTAGAAAAGTACTGTCATAAGATTTTTGCCGGACAAGATAAACATTCAGACAAGAAAGTTATCATTTCTACTTGGCAGTCTATATACAAAATGCCAAGAGAATATTGGGATCAGTTTGGAGTAGTTATTGGAGATGAGTGTCATTTATTCAAAGCAAACTCGCTCAATAAAATTATGGACAGATTAACTGACTGCAGATTTAGATTCGGAACAACTGGAACATTAGATGGAACGAAGACGCACAAGCTTGTATTGACAGGAATGTTTGGCGAAGCGAAACAGGTTACATCTACTAGAAAGTTGATTGACAATAAAACTCTGGCCGATTTTAAAATTCAATGTTTAGTTTTAAAATATTCTGAAGAAACTTGCAAAGAAATTAAAAAGATGAAATATGCTGATGAGGTAGAATATATCGTCACTAATCCAAGGAGAAATGAATTTATTAAAAACTTGACATTAGACTTAAAAGGTAATACACTAGTACTTTACAATTTTGTAGAGAAACATGGAATTCCATTACATAAGTTAATATCAGATCACGCACAAGAAGGTAGAAAAGTTTTCTTCGTATCGGGTGGAGTTGATACAGAAACCAGAGAGGCAATCCGAGCCACAACAGAAACCGAAGACAATGCAATTATTGTCGCTTCATATGGAACCTTTTCAACAGGCATAAATATAAGGAACTTGCATAATGTTGTATTCACTTCTCCTTCTAAAAGTAGAATAAGAAACTTACAGTCTATTGGTAGAGGATTAAGAAAGGGAAATAACAAAACTTCAGCTGTCTTATATGATATCGCAGATGATATGAGACATAAGAATTATATGAATTTTGCTATACGGCATTTTTATGAACGCATAAATATTTACAATGAAGAGAAGTTTTCTTTTAAAATTAATGAACTCAAACTTTACGGTTAGGAAAATACATGAACGACTTTAAACTTTTAAGACTTACAACAAAAGAAGTTATTATATGTAAAGCCTATGCGAATGAAAAAGATAAAAATAAAGTAGTATTGCACGACCCCTTTGAAATCAAATCGTTCATGAATCCCAGTACTGGAGATTTTAATTCTACACTAATAGATTGGTTGCAATATAGCGCAGACAGTTTCGTTGAAATCGAGGCGTTCAATGTCTTGACGATCAGTACTCCCGCTTCTGATATCGTAGATCATTACGAGATGATATTGAAAAGAAGAGAGGCCCTGCTCGAAGATGGCGCAGAAGAAATCAATCAGACAAGCGCTCCAGCCGCAACAGACATAGAAGAAGACGGAGAGTATTCTATTGAAGACATGATGAAGATGTTAGGTAATAATAAAGTATATCATTAAGGGTCCACATACCCATTGTAACAAAAGATTCGCACGCTGTCAATAAGAAAAAATAATTATTTTGTATTGACAGACAAATATTTTTATGATATTATCTATGTAATTGAATTGAGGAATTAATATGGCTAAAAAACCAACAAGAAATCACTATGTAGACAACAAAAAGTTGTTAGTAGAGATGACCAAGTATAAAGAGTCAGTAGAGACTGCAAAAGCATCAGATACAGAACGACCTAGAGTACCTAACTACATAGGGGAATGTATCATGAAGATTGCACAACATCTCTCATACAAACCCAATTTTATCAACTATACATATAAAGAAGAAATGATCTCAGATGGTATTGAGAATTGTCTTTTATACATTGATAATTTCAACCCAGAGAAGTCTAAGAATCCATTTGCATATTTTACGCAAATTATCTATTATGCCTTCATCCGAAGGATACAGAAAGAGAAAAAGCAGACATATGTTAAGTATAAGGCCTTGGAGAATCAAGAACTGATTGACGAAATCATGCAAGGCCCCAATGGCACTCCTGTGAAGAATAATTTTATGGAATTCTTGCAGAGTAATATGGATGATTTTCTTGCAGATTTTGAAGAGACTCAACGAAAGAAAAAAGAGAAAGCAAAAGAGAAAAGAGACAACAAGGAACCTTCATGAAAATTGCCCTAATAACTGACACTCATTTTGGGGCAAGGGGAGACTCTGCTTTATTTCATGAGTATTTTATGAAATTCTATGATAATATCTTTTTTCCATATCTAGAAGAAAATGAAATAACCACTGTAATTCATCTTGGAGATGTTACTGATCGACGCAAGTTTATCAATTATAACATTTTGGATGGATTGAAGATTGGCTTTATAGAGAAGATGCGTAAGTATGACACTCATTTTATTGTTGGTAATCATGATGTGTATTATAAGAACACAAACCGTATTAACTCTATGGAACAGCTTTTCGGTGATGATTTCAAGGTTTATACAGAAGCCACTACTATTAATACTGGTGGGATTGATGTGTGTCTTGTTCCTTGGATAAATTCTGATAATTTAAACCAAACTACCAAACATCTGAAAAAAACAAAAGCAACTGTTGCTCTAGGACATCTGGAGTTGAATGGATTTGAAATGATGCGTGGTATCAAGTGTGAAGCTGGTATGGATATTAAATTGTTTAAGAAGTTTGATTTAACTTGTTCTGGACATTTTCATACAAAATCAAATCAAGGTAATATTCATTATTTGGGTTCTCCATATGAAATGTATTGGAATGACTGTAATGATGCCAAAGGATTTCATATTTTAGATACAGAAACTTTAGAACTAGATTTTATCAAGAATCCTCATCAATTGTTTCATAAAATCTTTTATGACGAAACTAGAGAATATAAACTTTCCTCATTTGCTAACAAATACATTAAAGTTGTCGTTACAAATAAAACAGATCAGTATAAGTTTGATGTGTTTGTGGATTCTTTATATAAGGCCGGTGTAGCAGATTTGTCCATTGTGGATGAAACTGATTTTGAGTTTGAAGAGCAAAGTGATGTGGATACTACAAAGGATACTATGTCTTTACTTACTAGTTACATCGACAATTATGAAATTGATGTAGATAAAAATAAATTGAAAAGCATTATGCAAGACTTGTATGTCTCTGCTATGCGAGGTGAATAATGATAGAATTTCAGACAATCAAGTGGAAGAATTTTCTTTCCACTGGTAATTACTTTACAGAAGTGCAGCTTAACAAATCATCATCTACATTGATTGTAGGTGAGAATGGTGCTGGTAAATCTACAATATTAGATGCATTGACATTTGGATTATTTGGAAAATCTTTTAGAAAGATCAACAAACCTCAGCTAGTCAACTCTATCAACAGTAAAGATACGGTAATTGAAATTACTTTTACTATTGGTAAAAAGAACTATCTTGTCCGCCGCGGAATCAAACCAAATATTTTTGAAATATGGGTAGATGGTAAGATGTTGGATCAAGACTCTAAGATTAGAGATAGCCAATTATACCTAGAAGAGACTATTCTCAAACTGAATTACAAATCCTTCACTCAGACAGTAATATTAGGTAGTGCTACATTTGTTCCATTCATGCAACTATCTGCAAATGATAGAAGAGATATTATTGAAGATATTTTAGATATTAAAATCTTTTCATCGATGAATGAGATTCTAAAGGCCAAGATGGCAATGATGAAAGAATCAATGTCTGACAATGAAAAGAATAGAGAAGTGCAAGACTATAAAATAGAATTGCAAGAAAGAAGTATTGAAGAGGCAAAATCTACCAAAAAAACTGCTATCAATACCTTTAAGAAAAAAATCAAAGAAAAGAAAGCAGAACAGTCTGGTTATTTAGATTCTAACAAAAAGTTACAAACTGAATTGGATGAATTGTTGGAGACTATTGTAGATGAAAGCAAACTCGTTACAAAACGAAAAAAGTTTGAAAAGTTGGAAAACAAGTTATCCAATAATATTGATAAAATTGATAATGATATTGATTGGTTTACAAATAATGATGTGTGTCCATCTTGTCAGCAGAATATAGGCTCAGATCATAAACACTGCATCGTTGAAGAAAAAGATGTCAAGAAGAATGAAATTCAAGAAGCAGTAAAACAATTATCTGCAGAATTGAATGGTGTGAACGAAGACATTTCTAAAATTGAAGAAACTAAAACTTCCATTTTAAATTTACGAAATGTTATGAATAACAACACAAATAAGTTCGAATTCATTCAGAAGAGTATTGAAGAGATTGAAACGGAGATGGAAGATGCAGAATCTAACAATAAAAGTGTCTCAAAACTAGAAAAAGAATTGAAGACTGCTCGTAAAGAGATGTCCAGATTAGATGATGAACGAAAAGAGCTCACAGATACCAAAAATTATTATGTGGTTGCCTCTCAGTTTTTGAAGGATACAGGAGTAAAAACTTCTATCATTAAATACTATCTACCGATCATGAATAAGCTAATTAACAAGTATCTACAGGAAATGGATTTTTATGTGAACTTCACCATGGATGAGCGTTTTCAAGAGAACATAAAATCTAGAGGGCGCGAAGGATTTACTTACTCATCATTTTCCGAAGGCGAGAAGATGCGAGTCGATCTTGCATTGCTGTTTACATGGAGAGAGATTGCGCGAATGAAGAACAGCGTCAACACCAACCTACTGATTCTTGATGAGGTGTTTGATAGTTCTTTGGATGCGACTGGTACAGATGAGTTTTTGAAGTTGTTGAACACACTAGGCGGCAACAATGTCTTTGTGATTTCACATAAGGGTGATATCCTGTTTGACAAGTTCAACGAAACGATAAAATTTGAAAAAGTAAAAAACTTTAGCCAAATTGAAAAAAATTGAAAAAAAACTATTGACTAACATGTCTTGATGTGCTATTATACATGTGAGATAATGACAGAGTATTAAAAATGACAGAAGTTCAGATGCACGGCAATAAGTTTGAAGATCGAGTAATACAACAAGTAACTGGAATTGGCAAAAAAGATTATCAAAAACTCTTATCTGGTGGTTATACACATGTAATGGACATTGTTCAAGGAGTTCTAAGTGATTTTAATGCAAGTGTTAAAACAACCAGTGGCAATGGGGTTGGTTGCGGTGACTTTATAAGATTTATGAAGGAATGTAAAAATAATTCTTTTAAATTAATTATTGGTCAATGGAATCAAGTTGATAAATATAATAAAAAATTTGTTCTTGTCTATGAATTTAAGTGGACTCCTGAGTATTATAATAAAATGTTTGGCGACTTGAACGAAGAAGTTATGAATCCATTTGTTGATTATGTTAAATCTATTCCTTATGGAAAGCAAGCTCAGCAAGAAAATAAAAAACTTTGGAAAGATCGACGCAGTGAAATTTATAACAGTGTTAATTCTGGAATTGTTTCAATTGACGCAAAAATTGATAGTGACAAGCAGCGAAGAACTCAGGCTGGAATTAAAATCGATTCACTAATAAATATTGGCGTACCACACGCTGTTTACAAAACTAATTACAGAGGAATTGAACTACCATATGAAGTCAAAAGTAAACCAAGAACTTTCAAAAGCAAAGCAGCTTGATCAATTTTATACATCCCCAGACTATGCTGCAACTTTTTATGATACTATTCAACAGCATGTGGATCTGTCCGCCGCGGACATATTACTAGAGCCAAGTGCTGGTTCGGGAAACTTTTATAATCTAATGGATCCAGATAAAAGAATAGGATTAGATTTAGATCCAAAAGGCATTGGAATTATTCAACAAAACTTTTTTGAGTGGAAACCAAGCAACCCCAATAGTAAAATTCATACTATTGGAAATCCTCCTTTTGGAAAAAATTCACGCCTTGCTATTGATTTTTTTAATCATGCGGCCTCTTTTAGCGAGTCGATTAGTTTTGTTATTCCTAGAACTTTTAGAAAAACAAGTATATTAAACAGGCTTAGTTTAGATTTTCATATGATTTATGATGAAACAGTACCAGATAATAGTTTTTTATTTAATAATAATAAATATGATGTTTGGTGCGCCGCGCAGATATGGGTTAGGAAAAAAGAAAAAAGAAAAATAATTCCAATTCATAAATTTTCACAATTTAAAGATTATTTTGAAATTGTAAATCCCGAAAAGGCAGATTTTGCTGTTCAACGAGTAGGTGCTGGTGCTGGAACCGTTAAAACTGGAAATATTCTTAAATACAGTCCATCAAGTCATTTTTTTATAAAACAACACCAACCTAACATTGTAGATGAATTTAAAAATCTGGATTATGATAGTGTAAAATATAATACTGTGGGCAACCCAAGTGTATCTGCAAACGAGTTACTAGAGTTGTGGTTGTGTAGTAATAATGTCCTTAAAAAATCACAGCAACCCAAGAATATATTTGCTGAATTGTTTGAAAAGTAATCAAAAAGAAAGCATATGATAAAAAATATATTATGTGAAGTTGTCGAAAGACGATCAAAAGATAATGAAGTTGCTGTGCTGCTGAGTGGGGGTGTTGACTCCCTCTCAGTGGCATTTGCTGCATCTGATGTGGGTAAAAAAATTCATGCATATAGTTTTCATTTAGATACTCATGTTTCTTATGATTTTCAAAAGGCAAAAGAAGTATCAGAAATATTTGGTTGGAAATTTACTGGAGTAACTATTCCGACAAAAAATCTTATATCGGATTTTAAAAAACTATCACAACTTGGCTGCAAAAAGAAGACTGCATATGAATGCACATACCCATTTTTATATGTATATCCAGAAATAGAACAAACAGAAGTTCTTTCTGGTTGGGCAGCAGATGGGTATTATGGAATTTCTAAAAAAGCGATGATGCATTATCGTCATACTCAAGAGTTGTTTGATGAATTTAGAGAAGATTATTTTCGTCCAGACAAATGTGCGAATTATCCTTGGCATAAAGCAGTTTCTATGCAACACGATAAAAAACTTATTGTTCCATATCTAGATCAATCTGTAAAGGCATTCTTCTATATGCATACTTGGGAGCAATTGAACAAACCCTCTGAGAAACACCATGTTCGAAATGCTTTCGAGCAATTTAAATTGATAGGAAATGTAAAAAAACACTTGAACTTACAGATAAATTCTGGTATAATAGAGCTATTCGAATCATTAATCGATAACAATGAGATTAATTTTAGAAATAGGACAAGAGTTATGGATATTTGCCGCGATTGGTATGTGCTAAATAGTACACCAACATTAGAGGAATTTTTAAGATGATTTACAAACCATACAATTTACAAGATGTATATGATGCATCTGAACAGAACAAATTTAAAGTGATTTCAACTTTTGCCGGTGGTGGTGGATCTTCCACTGGCTATCGTCTTGCTGGTGGTAAGGTTCTTGCAGTAAATGAGTTTGTAGAAGAGGCATGTAATACCTATAAAGAAAACTATCCAGAGACACCTATTCTGCCTGGCGATATTAAAGAATTGACTGGGCAACATTTCTTGGATGCAGCTGGAGTAAAAGTCGGGGAGATAGATATTCTGGATGGTTCGCCACCATGCTCTGCATTTTCTGTTGCAGGGAAACTATCTCACAACAGCATTGAAACGGAATATCTTGATTTTGATGGTAATGTAATGACACGCAAAGAAAGTGGTAAACATTCTGATGGGTGGGGGCAGACTAAAAAATATTCAGATGGAAAGATCGTAGAAAATATTGAAGACCTATTCTTTGATTTTTTGCGTATTGCAGATGATATTCGCCCTAAAGTAATTATTGCAGAAAATGTAAAAGGATTGACTGTTGGAGAGGCAAAGAATTATCTTAATCAGATTTTAAATAAATTTGAAGAGATTGGTTATAATGTTTCATATCAAGTATTAGATAGTAGATATTTTGGAGTATCTCAGACTCGAACCAGATGTATATTTGTTGGGGTAAGACAAGACATTGCCGATCAAGTCGGCTTAAATTTTATGACAATTCAAACTGTTTTTCCCCAACCTAGTTTAACAACTATTCCTTTGAAAGACGCACTAATAGATTTGGAGTATGACGAAGATGAAGTTTCATATCTAACAGAAAAGTTTTCTAATACTGCATATTGGAAACAGACTGGTAGTATTATGCCCATCGATCCCGAAAAAGTTCTGACTGGAGGCGACTATCATCCGAAAGGACATCACTTCAACCTCAAAAGGGTATCACAATATGCTCCAGCACCGACCTTAACCGCTATGGGGAGTGCTGATACTACCGCCGGTGCATTCCATTGGGCAGAACCTAGAAAGTTGACCCTCGGCGAGTTAAAGCGTATTATGTCACTTCCAGATGACTTTAAACTTACTGGAAAATGGAATCAAAAAGCAGAACGGATTGGTCGTATGGTTCCCCCAATAATGATGAAACAAATTGCAGAATCTGTATATAATAATGTATTGAAAGGATTGAATAATGGCTGATTTTACATTCGCACATCGTGAAGAAGGTTTTGATGAACATATTGATAAAAGTATCAGAGGATATGGAGATTTACTTGATGATGTAATTTCTATGTCTAGGTATTTTGTAGAAGACAATACCAATGTATATGATATTGGTTGTTCAACTGGTAAATTGACTCAACGAATGTTAGAGGCAAATCAAGATTTTTGCTGGGCAGCCAACTATATTGGAGTTGAGGTTGCAGATGGATTTGCTGAGGATATGCAAAAAAGACATGCCCATATTAATAGCGAATATCCTTGGGCTGCTGTAGACTTTCGACACATGGATGTTAGGGATACCGAATTCGCAAATGCCTCATTAATCACATCTATATTTACTCTACAGTTTATGTCTAAAATTGATCGAAGATATACTATTCAAAGAATTCATAGTGGCCTGAATGAGGGTGGCGCTTTTATTTTTGCAGAAAAAACTGTATGTCAGAATGCAAACTTTCAAGATATGCTCACTTTTAACTTTTATGACTATAAGAGAAAAACATTCTCTACTGATGATATTATGGATAAAGAGAGAACTCTTAGAAGTATGTTGAAACCAAACACTTGGAATGAAATTGCTGATATGATGTTTGAGGCAGGGTTTGAAGAGGTGCAGCCATTCTGGCAGAATCATATGTTTATTGGCGCAATTGCTATAAAAAAATAGAAAAGCCCTTGACAAACCCGATTCTTTACTGTAGCATGTAAGTATAAATGATGATGATTCCTTATAAGGAAATATGTGAATGACTAACGTACTATATACAAAGAATTCTAAAAGTCTTCTTGCCAAAATGATGGCCGAAGAAGACATTACAATCCAACATAAAAATATCGATACTGCGTATTTTGATATCAAGAACCGTATATTGGCGGTTCCTATCTGGAAAGATATGTCTGATGACCTTTATGACCTTTTCATGGGTCATGAAGTCGGACATGCACTATATACTCCATCTGATACGGATGTTTTACAAGAGGCGTGTTCTCGTTCTACTAAAGATTTTATCAATGTGGTCGAGGATGCGCGTATTGAACGTGATGTAAAGAATAAATTTCCTGGCCTTCGGGGCCCTTTCTTTCGTGCATATCAAGAATTGATGAACAAAGATTTCTTTGGTATTCAAGGAAAAGAATTGTCTGGCCTTGCATTTATTGATCGTATCAATATTTTCTTTAAATCTTCTATGACAGATTTTGAAATGAAGAAAATCTTTTCAGATGAAGAAATTGTTCTTGTCAATAAAGTTGCTTCTACAAAAACATTTGCAGAAGTTGCTGATGTTTCAGAAGAAATTTTCAACTTTTTGAAAATGAAAAAAGAACAAAATCAGCAAAATCCAGAAGAAAATCAAACCGATGGTTCTGGTAATTCTAAATCAGATGGTTCTGGTGAAAACGAAGAAACTGACCAGACTGGAGATGAAAGTTCTCAAAGTCAATCAGACGAATCTTCTGATGAAACTGATGATACATCTTCTGATTCTAGTGATACTGGTTCTGATGAAACTGATGAGTCTGGAAATTCTGATGCATCTGGAAATGGTGAAGAAGAAACTCAAGAAAAAGACAATGGTTCTGGTGGCCCTACCGATTCAAAAGGTGCTGGTTTATCTGATGGTACTGAGACACAGGCACCTGTAGATGAATTTTCTTCTGAAACTGATAGTAGTATGTCTCAGAATATGAGTAGTATGGTAGATCATAATGCAAATGATATTAATTATTTGAGTATTCCTGATATCGATTTGAAAGATTATGTTATCGACATTGACCGTATTACTCGTTCAATCGAGACAATTAAATCTTCTGGTTTTGATGATAAACATAATATGTATAAACAGTTGCTGTCAGATCATAACAATACAATTGGATATCTTGTAAAAGAATTCGAAATGAAAAAGTCTGCTCAAGAATATGCTCAGAGTTATGAGACAAAATCTGGAAATTTAAACACTAGTAAAATCTGGAGCTATAAATTAAATGATGATATCTTCAAGCGCAAATCTGTTTCGCCTGAAGGTAAAAATCATGGTATGGTTATGATGGTAGATTGGTCTGGTTCTATGCATGGAATGATCTACAAAACAGTAGTACAGACTATTGTTTTGGCAACATTTTGTCAGCGTGTAGGAATTCCTTTTGATGTTTATAATTTCTCCGATCAGAATACCTCTCTAGATTCTCGTTTTGGCGAAAAGCGTTTATATGCAGAACGCGATAATCCATCTCTTGCTGGAAAAACATTTATTATGTCTGGTGTGCGTTTGCACCATATGTTAACCAGTAATATGAAAAAATCAGAATTCCAAAAAGCATGCAACAATTATTTGTTTATTGCTTGGATGATGGAGAATGCTTGGGGTTATTGCCGCACCAGTGCTACTAATGATGTTGATTTAACTTTAGGTGGAACTCCACTAAATCATAGCTTAATAATTCTTGATAAAGTAATTGATGTATTCAAGAAAAAACACAATGTTGAAAAAATGAATTTCATTGTTTTGACAGATGGTAGTGCTGGAGACTCGCTTGATTATTGGGGCGAAGGTGGTAGTTCAAACTACAATCGCAGCGTTGGTTCTGGATGGAGTAGTCGCCGCGAAAGCTTGAGTGTTATTAAGCATGAGCGTTCAAAGAAAACTTTTGTTCTAAAAACTGGTAGGCGCGATCAAGATAAAACTACTCAGAATGCAACTGAATTTCTTGTGACAATGATGAAAGAAATTCATGATGCAAAATCTGTAGGTTTCTTCATTGCAGATCGAAACTATGAACTAAATCATGCAATTCGGGATTATGTGTTCCGCAATAAAGATGGTTGGATTGTGAGTAGTGATATTTCTAAACAGCGTTCAATCGCTCGGAAACAAGGATATCTGTCGGCACCTGATTGTGGATATGATGATTACTATGTAGTTGATATGCGTACTCAGAATGAACAAGATGAATTGGCTGTAGATACTGATATGACAAAAGCAAAAATTGCAAAACAGTTTTCTAAGTTTCAATCTAAGAAAAAAACAAGTCGGCAATTGCTAAATAAATTTGTCGATATCGTAAAATAATTGGCTAGGGCCATTGACAAGTGGCCCACAATTTGATAGTATGTAATAGTAATGATGATTCGTGAAACTTCCTAATAGGAGAATATATAATGTGGAATAAAGTGAAAAAAGTTGAGTTTCTTAACAAACTCATTCAAGAAAATGGTTCTGTTCTTTCAAAACAGTTAATCAAAAAATTGGCAACAGAATTTGGTGAGTCTAGTCCACAGTGGATGTGGAAACCAGAATTCCGCTCAGGACATGGTTCTTATGACCTGTCTGCCAGTCTGATGAAACTTTCTGGTAACAATGTAGTGCAAATAAAACCTGTTCAACAGGAACAGACATTTGTAGCTCCTGCATTGCCTGCGCGTCATACCAATCAATCTCTGGTGCCTGAAAAAGATCCAAATTTTGTCAAGTTTGGTTTCTATAACGACTTGCGTAAAATCTTAACATCTAAAATGTTTTACCCTGTCTTTATTACTGGTTTGTCTGGTAATGGAAAAACCTATGGTTCTCAGCAGTTATGTGCTCACTTGAAACGTGAATGCATTACAGTTCCTATCACTATTGAAACAGATGAGTCTGACCTTTTAGGTGATAAAACTCTGATTGATGGAAACGTTGTGTTTTCTCAGGGGCCTGTAGTTGACGCGATGGAACGCGGCGCAGTTCTTATTCTTGATGAAGTTGACCTTGCATCAAATAAAATTATGTGCTTGCAATCTATTATTGACGGTAAAGGTGTTTACCTAAAGAAAGATAATCGTTTCGTGAAACCTGCCCCTGGCTTTACAGTGATTGCAACTGCAAACACAAAAGGTAAAGGTTCTGATGATGGACGGTTTATCGGTACAAACGTGATGAACGAGGCGTTTCTTGAGCGTTTCAAAATTACTTTTGAACAGGAATATCCTAGTCAGTCTGTTGAGAAAAAAATTCTCAACAATCACCTCACATCTCTTTTGAATGTGGAAAAACTTTCTCAATCAGATCAACAAAATGTTGAGGCACTTACCATGTGGGCTGGTGCAATTCGGAAAACATTTGAAGAGGGTGGAATTGATGAAATCATTTCGACTCGTCGTTTGGTTCACATTGTAGAGACATATTCTATCTTCGAAGATGTAATGAAATCTATCGAATTGTGTACCAATCGTTTTGATGATGATACTAAGGCATCATTTGTTGACCTGTTTTCAAAAATCACAGGACAAGAAAAAGAAACAGTTTCAGAAGAAACTGATTCAGAAGAAATCCCATTTTAAGGAGTGTTAATGACTAACTACAAATTTAATGAAGATATATTGCTCGAAGAAATTCGGGCATATATTGACAAAACATATGAAGGACATTATTCTGAAAATACTTTCCAGTCTACAGAAGTAATCATGGCCCGAGGGCACGGTGAAGGATTCTGTATGGGAAATATTGACAAATATTCCAATCGATATGGAAAAAAAGGCGAAACGCCAGAAGATTACAGAAAAGACTTGATGAAAATCATTCATTATGGTATACTGGCTTTATATAATCATGATAAAACATATGGAGAAAATTATGAGCATTAATTTGAAGCATTCCGACAATTTGGATCGAGACTATAAAAAGTTAAGTTCCCCTAGAAAATCTTATGTTAAGGATCGGGCCAAGAACAATGGCCAAACAATATCACAATATTTAAATGAAAAGTATGGAGTAATTGAAAATGAAGTTGAGTGAACAAACCCAAAATATTCTAAAAAACTATTCGACTATTAATCAGTCGATATATTTGCGTAAAGGTAGTAGACTTTCTACTATCTCTGTTATGCGTAACATCTTGGCTGCCACAGATGTATCAGAAACATTTCCAGTAGATTTTTGTATCTATGATCTAGGTAAGTTTCTAAACTTATTAAAGATATATCCAGAACTAGACTTTCAAGAAAAGTATGTCATGATGTCTAACGGTGCAAAGACTTATAAATTTATGGCAGCAGAACCATCTATCATTGTATTTGTAGAAAATACATTTGCATTAGAAGGTAGTGATAACAATCCAGAAGGATCGAAACCTTCGCCGGATTGGGATATCAATGTAAAGCTTCCAAATTCTACACTGCATACTATCAATCAAGTGGCATCCATTTCTGGACTTCCTGATTATTCATTGTCAACAAAAGACGATGGGGTTGTTTATTTCTGTGCATTGGATAAAAAAGATGATACATCCAATGTTGCTGAAGAACCAGTTGGTGAATCGAATGCAACATTTAATATGTACTTCCGTTCAGAAAACCTAAAGCTAATCGAAGGTGATTATGATGTAGGGATTTCTAAAAATAAAATCTCAACTTTCCGACATCAGAAGTTGCCAATTCAATATTGGATTACACTTGAACAAGACTCGACTTATGGGGAGTAAGTATGGACAATTTTTTATGGGTGGAAAAGTATCGCCCGAATGATATTGATAATTGTATCCTAACTGAAGACCTAAAGGCGACCTTCAAAGAGTTTGTGGAAACTGGTAGTCTTCCTAACTTATTATTGGCAGGCGGCCCAGGCGTTGGTAAAACAACCCTGGCCCGTGCCTTATGTAATGAGATGAAAATGGATTACATATTAATCAATGGTTCCGAAGACAGCGGTATTGATGTACTGCGTAATAAGATTAGAAATTACGCATCTACTGTGAGTTTTGACACTGGTAATAGTAATGAGTTTGGAAAGGTTATTATTCTAGATGAGGCAGATTATCTAAACCCTCAATCGACACAACCAGCTCTTCGCGGTTTTATTGAAGAGTTTTCTGGTAATTGTCGTTTTATTCTTACTTGTAATTTCAAAAATCGTATAATTGAACCATTACATAGTCGGTGTTCCATTGTAGAGTTTAAGATTAAAAAGTCTGATAAACCAAAACTCGCTGCATCTTTTTACAAAAGAGTTGTATCTATTCTTGGCAAAGAGAATATTAAGTATAAAGATAAAGTAGTTCAGCAAATGGTTATGAAACATTTTCCCGATTGGCGGAGAGTGTTAAATGAACTACAAAGATATTCTGTTGGGGGTGAAATCGATGAAGGATTGCTCACTGATGTAGGTGAGGTGAATGTCAATAAACTTGTGAAGGCAATGAAAGATAAGAACTTCACAGACTTGCGTGGCTGGGTTGCCCAAAACTTAGATAACGATCCTAATACTCTATATAGAAATATCTATGATGGTTTATATGAACATGCAGAGGCATCTTCTATTCCACAAGCTGTTGTGACTATTGCTGATTATTCTTACAAATCTGCATTTGTTGCAGATCAGGAGATCAATCTTGTTGCTTGTCTTACTGAATTGATGATGGAATGTGACTGGAAATGAATAGTCCAAATACATCATTCAATTTAAATGTTCGGGATATTGAAATTATCGAACAGGCACTTAGAGCGAAAGCAGGGCGTAGAGGCCTTGCTATTGCTCAGGGAGATACAAGCGAAAAATTTAGAGAAGAGATGCACGAAATTCAAGAATTATTGGGAAGAATTCATGAACAGAAAACATGGTATCGACCCAAAAAAGATGTATATGTGAGTGGATAATGAGTTACGATTTATTTAAAGATTATGTTCCGGCAATTTCTCATACTAAAAAGAGATTGATGGATACTGAAGATGAACATTGGGAAAAAGCATATCAGGCTTTTCTTATTAATAAGAACTTTTCTAATTTTCATGACACGATCTTATATGCAAATGAAATGAACATACATCATACCGCTGATAAAAAGTTGCAATTTGATTATTTACTAAATAGTGTGCGTCCAAGAAAAAGATTTTCACCTTGGCACAAAAAAACTATTCATAATGATTTCGAATATGTGAAAGAATATTATGGATATAATAATAAAAAAACAGAGGAAGCTCTTAAAATATTGTCGAAAGAACAAATAGGCATAATTAAGAGTAAACTGAACAAAGGCGGATAATTATGTCACTATTAGAATCGTTAGTCGAAGTATCATTGGATGATCAAGAAGACTTTTTAAAAATTAGAGAAACACTCACTAGAATTGGAGTTGCCTCTAAAAAAGACAGGAAATTATATCAATCCTGTCACATTCTCCACAAGCAGGGTAAATACTACATCGTTCACTTCAAGGAACTATTTAAACTTGATGGAAAGTCTTCTGATTTTTCTGAGAACGATAGAGCTAGAAGAAATACAATTGTAAACTTACTCAAGGAGTGGGGATTAATTGATATAGTAAAAGAAGATGTGTATGAAGATGCACCGATTTCTCAGATTAAAATTATCTCACATAAAGAGAAAAATGAATGGGAATTAGTACCTAAATATAATATAGGTAGAAAAAGATAATACAGAGGATATATTATGGCAAAGTGGGCAGAAATACCAGTATCACAAAAATCAACATCATTAAAATGTTATAAATTATTTGCGGAAGCACATCTTCCAGTTATGGGGTCAGAATGGGCAGCCTGTTTTGATCTCAGAGCATCATTACTTGGTAATGAACCAATAAAATATTATGACGAATGGAATATAAAGAAAACTGCGACTGTCGAAGATGGAAATATCATACTCTATAGTGGACAAAGAATGTTAGTGCCTACTGGGCTAATATTTAATTTACCAGAAGATATGTCAATGAGAATACATCCACGTTCTGGATTGTCTTTAAAAAATGGAATTGTGATTGCTAATTGTGAAGGTGTTGTTGATTCTGATTACGTTGAGCAAACATATGTAATGTTGCATAACGTATCAATGAAAACTTTTCTTATTGAAGATGGAATGAGGATCGCCCAAGCAGAACTTGTATATAATGATCCAGTCAGAATAGAAGAAATTTTCGATAGACCAGAGCAAAAAACTTCAAGAAAAGGCGGCTTTGGTTCGACAGGACTGTAATTTTTATTATATATAGTATTAGGATCGCCGATTCCTTCGCGCAATTGCGGTAAAATCGGTTTGGTACTCTAACGAGGCCTATTTCAAAACCTTGCTTAACAGGAGGAAAAAACATGGTTACGAAATTTAAAACTTTAGACCCTTTTATGCGTTATAGTGTTGGGTTTGATAGATTGTTTAATGAACTTGAGCTTCAGTCTCAAACAACAACGCAAAACTATCCCCCATACAATGTAGTCAAAGGCACCGATAGTGATTATCGTATTGAAATTGCTGCATCTGGATTTTCAGAAGAAGAACTTGATGTTGAAGTTAAAGAAGATACCTTAACCGTTACTGGTACTAAAGACGATACAACAGATGTAAGAAATTATTTGCATAAGGGAATTTCGTCTAGAAACTTTGTAAGAACATTTACTCTCAACCCAGATGTTGTAGTGAATGGTGCTAAACTAGTGAATGGAATGCTTGTTGTAGAATTAGAGCATGTTATTCCAGAAGAGAAGCAGCCTAGAAAGATTGCTATCAATCAATCTAAAGGTAAAAAGTCAAAGAAAACTCTTTTGACTGAATAAATCATTAGGGGGGAGAAATCCCCCCATTCTAAAAGGAAAATAAAATGGAAACTCATGATCAATTAACCATTGAATTGGAACAGTATAAATTAGAAAACGAAAAATTTCAAGGCGGAAATAAATCTGCCGGCGTTCGAGCAAGAAAACACTTAAACGAATTGATGAAATTATGTAAGGCACGCCGAGGCGAAATCCAAGACGAAAAAGATTGGATTGTAAAAGGTTCTTAATATGTCAGAAGAATATGAAATGCATGTTGATGATAGTAATGTTTTATATAAAACAACAGGATCGGGAACCGATATAGAATTTTCTCCAGGCCTTCCACATGATGGATTGATGCAAGAAATCCTTAACAATAAGGAAATTGTAACAAAAAGTCCACATGTAGTTCAAAAAATTCTTAATATGGAATGGAAATGGTTTGAAAGAAGAGTTATAAAATGGTTGGGTGATACTGAGTATTCTCGGCATCTTCAACAACAAATCAGAAATCATATTAAAAATGAAAAGAAGTGGATTCGTGAAGGTGCGAAAATGGAACAAGCAAAAGATTATCAAGGATAACATAGGAGTTATAAAATGAAATTAGATTATTCACAAAGTTTAAAATTGAGAGCTTTAATCCGTAAATATGAATATCAGCGAGATGAGGCGATTGCCAATCTTCAAGTATATTTTGAAAATGGAGTAGGCGTTGGAGAACATGGAGATGTGGTTGATGAAATGGATCGATTAGTCGGAAATCTAGAATACGCAGAAGGAAAACTAAAAACAGTTATTTCTTATTTTGCAAATATTCAACAACCAGCACCAGTAGAAGCGCCGACAGAAGAAGCTTCTGATGCCAGCTAAAGTTCTTAGACTTATTTCTGGCGAAGAACTGATGGGCGAAGTCGAAGAAAAAGAAGATAATAAAGTCTTCATCAAAAATGTTTGTCAGATTGTAACATCATATGCCGACACAACCTCTGCTACTGCTAGGGTTGGGTTGGCACCCTTTATGCCATATACAAAATCGTCAGATGGCATTACCGTTGAAAAATCTTATATTGGATTTATTACAGACCCAGTAAATGAATTAATCAACGAATATAATAAAGTATTTGGTAGCGGTTTAGTGATGCCACCAAGTAAACCAACACTCCAGACTTCTGCGCCAAGCGGAAATCATGGGTTCGTTAAAATTTGATAAAAATCTTGACATATCGCAAAAGATGTGTTAAGATTATCAAACAATTATATAATGAGGTATTATGCGTTTTTACACGAATGTTCAAAACATTGGGAACAAGATTCTAGTCAGAGAAGTTCACAATGGCGAGCGAAAAAAACTTAGACTAGATTACAAACCATCCCTATTTCACGAAACTAAAGAAAAAAACACCAAGTTTAAATCTTTAGATGGTAAAAATCTAAAGAAAGTTACATTTCCGACAATTGGAGAAGCCCGAAATAAGATAAGGGAAACCGAAGGATTGACTCCATTATATGGAATGTCTCCTTTTATATACCCATTTATATCTGATACATATCAGGATTTGGAATATGATGTTGAACAGATCAACACTGTAACTTTGGATATTGAAGTTGAGTGTGAGCAGGGATTTCCAGAACCTGCTGCAGCTGCAGAACGTGTTAACGCAATCACTTTGAAATCTAATGGACTGTATACAGTTTTGGGATTGGGTGATTGGGAAGATATAACGCCAGAAGTGCAGCATCTTGATATTAAATACTACAAATGCACAAGCGAAATGGAACTATTGCGTTCTTTTTTGAATTTGTGGGAGGCCGCGGATATTGATATCGTCACAGGTTGGAATGTGAACTCTTTTGATATCCTCTATCTAGTGAATAGAATCACCAAGATACTGGGCGAGGAGCAGATGAAGAGACTGTCTCCATGGCGCTCGGTTAAAAAGATACAGAAAAATATCCGCGGCCAACTAGTAGAACAAATTCAACTTCTTGGATTGAACATTATTGATTATCTTGACTTGTATAAAAAGTTTACATATGTAACAAGAGAGAGTTATCGATTAGATCACATTGCATTTATAGAATTAGGGCAAAGAAAACTAGATCACTCTGAGTTTTCTGCTATGCATTTGTTTTATAAACACGACTATCAGAAATATATTGATTATAATATTATTGATGTTGAACTGGTTGATAGGCTTGAAGATAAATTGAAACTGTTGGAGTTGTTGGTGACAATTGCATATCAGGCGAAGGTTAATTATGATGAAGTATTTTCTCCAATTAAAACATGGGATTCTATCGCTTTCAATTTACTGAGAAAAGATAATATTGTAATTCCCCCGAAAACTTTTAGTACAAAAACAGAAGCATATGCTGGTGCATATGTAAAAGATCCTATTGTCGGTATGCATGATTGGGTGATGTCTTTTGATTTAAACAGTCTGTATCCGCATTTAATTATGCAGTACAATATCAGTCCAGAAACACTTATAGAAACTGATAGAGTAGATACTAGTGTGGAAAAACTTCTAGAGAAAAAAACTGATACTGAAGCTTGTCAGCAACATGGTTATTCTTTAACTCCAAATGGAGTGTTATATGATAATGCTAAACGAGGGTTTTTGCCCAAGTTGATGCAAAATATGTATGATGAACGTGTAATTTCTAAAAAAGAAATGCTAAAATGTAAACAGCGCAAGATTGATGGAGATGGTGATCCCATAGAATTGGATAAAAAGATTGCCCAGTTACATAACAAACAAATGGCTGCAAAGATTCTGCTGAACTCTGCTTATGGTGCATTAGGAAATCAGTACTTTAGATACTTTGATATTAGACAGGCAGAATCTATTACACTGTCTGGACAACTTTCTATTCGTTGGATTGAAAAACGAGTCAATGAATATATTAACAAAATTTTAGGGAATGAGGATGAGAAAGAGTATGTTATTGCGAGCGATACGGATTCGATATACGTTGTTTTTGGTGACTTGGTACACAAGGTGTTTGGAGAAAAAATTTCGAGACCAGAGAGTGAGGGTGGTGTATCGACGGACACAATTGTATCTTTTTTGGATAGAGTTGCTCAAGACAAACTTGAACCTTTTATTGATAAGGCTTATCAAGATCTTGCTTCGTATATGAATTCATATGACCAGAAGATGGTAATGGCTAGAGAAGTCATCGCATCAAAAGGTTTGTGGACTGCAAAGAAGAGATATATTTTAAATGTCCATGATAATGAAGGTGTTCGATATAAAACTCCAGAACTCAAAATTATGGGCATTGAAGCAGTTCGATCTTCTACGCCTGCAGCATGTAGAGATAAACTCAGAGAATCTTTCAAAGTTATTATGAAAGGCGACAATAAAGAGTTAATAAGATATATTGAAAGTTTTAGAAAAGAATTCAAACAACTTGCGATAGATGAGATATCATTTCCACGAAGTGTGAATGGTTTGAAGAAGTATCATGATTCTAAAGACTTATTCACGAAAGGAACCCCAATCCACGTAAAGGGAGTAATGCACTACAATCAGCTAGTCAAGAAACATAAATTGGATATGACTTATCCAGTTATCAAAGAGGGCGAAAAGATTAAGTTCGCCTATCTAAAAGAACCCAATCCAATTGGAAACAATACAATTGCAATTCAAAATGTTCTACCAGAAGAATTTGATTTGCTAAGATTTATAGATTATAACAAACAATTCGAAAAGGCCTTCTTAGATCCAATCACCACCATCACTGATGCAATTGGTTGGACAACAGAAGACCGTGTTTCGATAGATGACTTTTTTTAGGAGAAAACGATGTCAAAAGGATTAATGAGCAAACTTAGAAAAAACTCTTCATTTAAAGATGGGAGAGTTAATGTGTTATCAGAATCAAAATACCTACATGAAAAAGACAGCACCCCGACTAATATTCCGGCGATGAATGTCGCATTTTCTGGTTCTTTGAATGGTGGATATACATCAGGATTGACAATGATTGCAGGCCCATCTAAACATTTTAAAACTGCTTTCGGATTAATTATGATGAAAGCTTTCATGGATAAAAATCCAGAAGGTGTTGTCTTATTTTACGATTCGGAATTTGGTACTCCACAGGGATATTTTGATGTGTTTGATATTGACACAACAAGAATTGTTCATGTTCCAGTCACTGATTTGGAAGAGCTAAAATTTGATATGGTTGCCCAGTTAAAAGAAATCGAAACTGATGATAAAGTGTTTATCATGGTAGATTCTGTCGGTAACTTGGCATCCAAGAAAGAAGTGGATGATGCAGAGAGTCAAAAGTCTGCAGCCGATATGACTAGAGCAAAACAGTTCAAATCCTTATTCAGAATGATTACTCCACATCTTACGATGAAAGATATTCCAATGGTTGCTATCAATCATACATATGATTCTCAGGGGCTATATCCTACCAAAGTAGTCTCTGGTGGCACTGGAATGTATTATAGTGCTGACACTATTTGGATTGTTGGTAGACAGCAAGATAAGGTGGGTACGGAGATACAAGGATATCATTTTGTAATCAATGTCGAGAAATCTAGGTTTGTCAAAGAAAAATCTAAAATACCGATTTCAGTTTCTTGGGAAAAAGGTGTAGATAAATTCTCAGGTCTTCTTGACATGGCCATGGATTATGGTGTAATATCAAGGTCAGGCGGCTGGTATCAGATGGTTGATGTGGAATCTGGTGAGGTTTCTGATAAAAAGTTTCGTGAGAAAGATACTCATAATAGTGAGTTTTGGCAACCAATTTTGGAAGATGTAAAGTTTGATGAATTTATCAGTAAGAAGTTTAGAGTTGGATAATGTCTAAGATATTTGCATCCAACTATATCTATCAGGAGCGCATGGCAACGTGTCGCTCCTGTGACCAGTTTCAGGCATCTATAAAGGTATGTAAATCTTGTGGTTGTTTTATGCCTGCGAAGGCAAAGATTGCACAGATTAGATGTCCAAAAGATAAATGGACAGAAGTGTACGGAACATCCGACGAAGAACCAAATACTATGTCTATGTTTAAGGGTACAGACATAGATGGAAAACGAGAGGCGCTATTGCGTCAGGCTGAGCATTTGAAAAAAGAATCAGAAAAATTAATTGAAGAGGCAAAAAGGTTAAATGGAATTAACTGAACAAGTTGTTATGAATTGTTTATTTGCGGATGATGCTTATGTGCGTAAAGCATTGCCATTTATAGATCGTGAATACTTTCAGAGTGAATCAAATAAAACTGTATTTGATTTGATGAAAAATCATATTGAAAAGTATAATGAACTTCCGACTAAAGATTCGCTGATGATATCTTTAGAGGATGTTAATGTATCAGAAAACATTTATAAAGAATCTGTAGAGTTTATAGATTATCTTAATAATCAAAAAGAAGAACATAGAAATAGTCAGTGGCAACTTGATGCTACAGAAAAATGGTGTCAGGATCGTGCTGTATATAATGCGGTAATGAAATCTATTAGTATTATTAATGACGATGGCCCAGATAAAGGTAATATGCCCAAGATACTGAGTGAAGCTCTCGCAGTTTCATTTGATAGTAATATTGGGCATGATTTTATTGACGATTGGGAATCTAGATTTGAATTCTATCAAAAAGTAGAAGAAAAGATACCATTTCATTTGGATATGTTAAATCGTATTACTCAGGGTGGATTGCCAAAGAAAACTTTGAATGTTGCTCTTGCTGGTACTGGTGTTGGAAAATCACTGTTTATGTGTGACTGTGCGGCAAATCATCTCTTAATGGGATATGATGTTTTGTATATTACTGCTGAGATGTCAGAGGAAAAAATTGCAGAGCGAATTGATGCAAACTTATTGAATACTTCTATTCAAGATGTTTCTAGTATGGCTAGAAATACCTTTGATAAAAAGATTGACAAATTACAAAAGAAAACTACTGGAAAGATGATTATTAAAGAATATCCTACAGCAGTTGCCAATGCAAACCACTTCAGACATTTGTTAAATGAGTTGTCATTAAAGAAGAATTTTCGTCCAAAAGTAATCTATATTGATTACCTAAATATATGTTCATCGGCTCGTGTCAAACCTGGCGCTGGTGCAAACTCATATACATTGATAAAATCTATTGCAGAAGAACTACGAGGTCTTGCTGTTGAGAATGATGTTCCTATTGTGACTGCAACCCAAACGACCAGAGGTGGATATGGCAATAGTGATGTAGACTTGACAGATACATCAGAAAGCTTTGGTTTGCCCGCTACAGCGGACTTGATGTTTGCTTTGATTGCAACAGAAGAATTAGAAGAAATGGGGCAAATATTAATTAAACAATTGAAGAATAGATATAACGACCCAAATGAATATAAGAGATTTGTTGTCGGCATTGACAGGCCTAAAATGAGATTGTATGATGTAGAAGAAGATGCACAAGACGAACTGATACAAGAAAAAACAGATAATAACTTTAGAGAAACATTCTCTAGTACAAAATCCAGTAAAAAGATAGGAAAAGTGGAGATTAAACTATGACAGAAGAAACAAACACAGCAACTACAGAACAGGAAGTTGTAAATTTTGAAGTAGATCAAGATACCTTTGCGGTAAAGCCACCAGATGGAAATATGGCATATATTTCTGTTTGGGATAATGTTTTATCAGCTGAGAAATGCGAGGAAATTATCGCAGAGTTTGAAAAGGCTCAAGAACATCATAAGAAAACTGAACATCCAGAGTATAGAAGTTTTACAGAAATAAACTTCTTTGACCCTGCCCTGTTGTCAGCTAATCCAAAATTTGAAGAGTTGTCAATGGAATTATTGGGTAAAGTTTCCGAATATGTTGAAAGTTACCGTCAACATAATAATATTGCCTTTTTCCCAACACAATGTCATAATGAAGAAGTGCGGATGAAGAAGTATTTTGCTGGAACTGAGGATGATTTCAAATATCATGCAGATGTTGGTGATTATGCTTCTGCTAGAAGATTCTTGGTATGTTTCTTTTACTTGAATACAGTAGAAGAAGGCGGAGAGACAGTATTTCCAGATTATAATACAAGCATTAAGCCAGTTCAAGGCAGACTTGCAGTATTCCCGCCATTTTGGACACATCCACACCAGGCCCAACCAGCAGTTTCTAATGACAAATATATTGTAGGAACTTATTTACACTATATGTAAAAATTATAAATAGTGGGTATTAACTGAATAAAAAGGTAATTCCATT